TGCTGATTGTCCTCGACGCGTCCGACCCGTGTCTCGATCCGATCGACGGCTTCGGCGATGCGCTCGACGAGGCCGGTGACGATCGTCAGGTTCGTCGCCTGAGCGTGGGTGCGGTCCCCGAGCTGCTCCAGGCGCTTTTCGATCCGCGACGTCACCGCCTCGACAACAGCTAGGCGCTCACCGTCATCGTCGCGCTCCGCCGAGCGCGCCCGCGTCACCACCATGCGTGATCCTCGCGTTTAGAGTGAGATGAGGCGGACAGCCCGCAGCCGGGCCGGAAGCTCAGGGCGTCAGGATCGCCGTCTCGCGGTCGGCGGTGATGGCCTCCGCCGTGACGAGGGCGTCCATCCACGTCTTGACCTCCGATGAGGTGAGATCGACCGTCCCGGCGCTCAGCCCCTTGATGAGGCTGGCGCCCAGCGCGCCGGTCGTATCCGCCGCCGCGGCCTTCCAGATCGCCGCCTGCTCGTGCCCGTGCTGGTCGCGGTGATATAAGTGGGCGACGCGAGGCAGGAGACGGAGATAGGCGGCATGCCGCCGATCGACTGCGCGTGGGCGCCATTCGCAAAGATCATCAACCAAGGAAGCACAGCGAAGGAAAACGACCTGCTCACGGCAGCCTCCGCGCGCGTAGATAGCACCCGCCTGACACCGCGCCGGAGGTGATCGACGCCGATGCCAGGCAGTAGACCGTCGTAGACGATGTTACGTTGAACCTCGACGGCATCAGCACGAACGCCTGCTCCGTGGCCGTGTCGGTGGCCACGACCTGCGAGAAGGCGCGTCCGCTGGAGATGACCGAGGGCATCGACGTCGTGGTATTGACGCCGCCCGCCGCGGACTGGATCGTCCCGGTGGGCGTGACCGTCACGGTAGCGGTCACATCCCAATCGCCGGGCGTGAGCGTAACATTCGTGATGGGGGTAGCGCTGCCTGGGACGAAGACCCCGCTCGCGGCGTTGGAGACATACTCGCCCACGTAACCGGCCGGCGGATTCTGCCCCGACTGGGTGCCGCTCGTCCAATATGCCGTTCCGGTGGTCGTGTAGGTCTTCGGGTTGCTAGAACCTACGTCGCCGATGTCCGTCGTGTTGCCGACAAACGTGTTGTTCGCGCTGAGCACGCCGGATGAACCGGAGGCCAGGAGGATGCCGTCTTGCAGGTCTTCAAAGAAGTTGCTTGTGAACACGGTCCCCGGTGCCGCGCTGGCGATGAAGATGCCGACGTCGAGTCCGCTGTCCCCGTGGGGTCCGCGCCCCACCAGACCGGGTTAGCAGGGACTCCCTTGCCGCACGTCCACGAGCCAGTAAAGCGGACCAGTAGGTAGCCCACGGTCGAGCAGTACGCGCCATCGAACGCGGTGCTCAGCGATGTAGCCCCCGTACCGCCGCTGGCCACCGGCACTGGCACGGCGATGCCGGCGCCGAGGGCGTTTCCAGTGGTGCCGTTCCACGTCGGGATGTAGCCAGAGGTGGACGACCCCGGACCAGATAACACGGTGCTCGGCAGATCGGCCGTGACCAGCGACCGAAAGGTCGGCGTGGCGGCCGCGCCGGAGGACGGCCCGGCGAATACTGTGTTGGCGCTTTGCGTCTGGAGAGTGCCGGTTAGTGTCCCGCTCGTCGTCACCGGGGTACCCGAGACCGCAAAGACGCTGCTCGGCAAGTTCAGGCCAACGCTCGTGACCGTTCCGCCGCTTTGTGCTTTAGCTAGCGAGAACGCCATCAGAAAGATGATGCATGCAAGCGCGAGGATCCTCATCACGGACCTTCCTCAGTACAGTGGGGTTATGTAGATGGGCGTCGTTGCTGCCATTGCCGACCCTGTAGCCAGAGTCTTCGTAATATAATGACCCGGCCACCATAAGCGCCCCGCACCTGACCTGAATGAGACGATGCTGCGGTCGGCGAGACAGAGTACGTTGCCTGGGCAGCTACGTGGCTATGGATTCTAGGCAGGACAGCACTTTGTTCTCAGTTAATCAGGGAATCCACAGATGCTGAACGTTGTTGTAATGACCATGGTGTATAATGATGGCTCTAACTTACAGCGATGGATGCGGCATTATCAGCGGCATGTTAAGCATCTTTTGGTGATCGATCATGGTTCGGATGATGGGAGTACTGAAAACATTGCCCCGGCTGAACGTCTTCGACTCCCGCGCTCTCCATTTGACGATGCCGCTCGCGTTAATTTTGTAAATGATGTGCAGCGGTATTTTCTCCGACATTTTGACGCTGTGATTTATACCGATTCCGACGAATTGATTGTCCCCGATCCGCATGTTTTTACGACTATCACGGAATACGTCAGCTCGATGAGCAGCCCTTTCAGTCGCCCCGTTGGTTTTAATATCGTTCATCAACGCGAAAAGGAGCCTGCACTCGATCCGGCTCGTCCCATATTATCTCAGCGTACGGCGTTCGAATTTCGATCGCCCATGTGCAAGCCGGTGATCGTAAGAGAGCCGACGCGCTGGTCCGAAGGTTTCCATGCTAGCGATAAGCCGGTTCACGCTGATCCGGCATTATGGCTTTTTCACACAAAATGGGCCGACTACGAAATCGCAATTAATCGGCTGCGATTCACCAGGAATATGGCTTGGTCCGATCACGCTTTGACCGCGGGGTGGGGCGCACATCAGCGCCAGTCGGAAGAGGCTCATACCCGCGAACGATTTTACGAACCCAACGCCGCACTCAAAAAGCAAGGACGTTTAGCATATCTTCCAGCCCATGCGGAAGCCAATCGCTTCAATAGAGAGCTCGTGCTGGATGAATCTGGATTTTGGGTTGTGCCGTTCTTTGTGGGACGTATTTTTGCATCATTGCCGTATATGCACGATCTAATATAGCGGTGATGATGGCGGATCACATCTTGCGTCACAATCTCTGCACTTGCAGCTCGCCGCCGGCTCGGATGGAACCGCCACCGAACACGGCATTAATCATCAAATAAACAGTCGTCGAGACCGTGAATGTCATCACCGCCTGCCCAGCATCGACCGGACTGCTGCTGCCAGCGGTGTTTCGGAGCTGTCCGGTCGTTCCCACAGGCAAGACCCCGCTTGTTGTGCCAAATCCGCCGGCTATACTTGTTGCTGTCGTCGTTCCGACTGCGACACTTCCCCATATTAACCAAGTTCCCGGGCTTACTGTCATACTGAGAATATTGGTTGTCACGGCACTGCTTATGAAAGGTCCTGACGCGACAGCAACGGAGCTCTGGTAGTGACCATTAGTAAAGGTCGTATTGCCATTGATAATTTTGTAATAATCAGTTTGACTCCACGTTCCAGCATAGCAAGGGGGCGTCATCACGCCGATGCCCGAGATTTTGACGATATTGGAGTTACTGGCAGTCCCGACCGTGATTGCCGGGCCGGTTCCGCTGAAATTGACGTCGATAATGTTGTTTGCCACCACATCGCCAGGTGTGCTGGAAATGAGAATCCCGGTCGCCGCGGGGAATCCGCTAACCGGGTTTCCGTTGACATATCCCTTCACGATGTTACCGCTGGCCTGGGTGTTCATGTTTATGACAACGCCCGTGACCGAACCATAAAAACTGCAATTCGAGTCGAATTTATTGTTGCTCCCAGATATATTTACTGGCGCGCTATAGGCGCCTTCGAACTGGCAGGCAGCGAAAGTGTTGTTGCTCCCTGGGCGACAGTTGAGGGCATACCGTGAGCGGATCGTGGCGAACCCTGCCGTAGAATGGCGCGTCCATGGATGCAAATTAAACCAATAAAGGTCGCTGCCGGAATCCGCGTATAATCCGTCATAGGCGTTATTCGCACTGCGGCTGGAATCAACGATGTAACAGAAGTTAACGTTTCCGTCAGTCGGACCGCCGTCCCACCATCCGTGCTGCCCGCACGTGTCGATTGAAATATTCTCCCAGTACGCCGATGAGAACAATTCGAACCCTTGGGTGTGGGTCGGATCGTGCTGTGCGCTCCACGCATGACGAATGCCGCACCCAGCAACGTTGCAAATGTAGAGATCTTTCATCAATGGGGCGTTGCCGAAGATCGCTATACCATGCCCCGAGACGTTTCCGGCACCGTTGTTCCAATTGCCATCCAGGCACAGTCGCTGGAGGGAATATCGAACGGGAGGATTAACGGGATTGAGGGTGCCCCAATTTAAATTGCTGTTGACGCCATAAATTAGATCGGTATTCGATCCCACGATCTGCCGAATGATCGTTCCTGCTATTGGCGGCGTGAATGACGTATCGTTGGCTCCCATCGGTAGCCCGGTTCCCATCCAGTTCGTGCCACTATAGACAACTAACTGTGATACCATATAGGTCTTGGCCGAGAACAAGACCATCATGTTCCCGTGCGCACGCGCCCAGGTGTCCGCCGCCTGTATAGCGGCTGTATCATCGGTCGATCCGTCACCTTTCGCGCCGAAGTTCTCAGGGGTGACATATGTTGCAGTCAGCAGATTGCTGTCCATTGGATTAATAACTCCAACATTGAGTTGACGAGATACATAACACTGTAGTGGACCCACCAACGGCGACGATGACGGGATTGTTCGTGCCGAAACTCTCGATCTGAGCGCCGGACGGCGGATAGAAGTTCAGTACGTTGGCGCCACGATTAAGCACTCGGACCGGAATATTGGTCGCAGCGCTATCGATCACCCCGGTGCCCGACGCTACCGTGTTGATCACATTGACACTCGCCGTGAGAGCTGCGGCTGTTCCCTGTGTCGACCCCGTCGCCACAACACCGGACGAAACCGATGTAGGAAGATCGGCGGTGGTCAAAGACCGAAAGGTCGGCGCAGCGGCCGCGCCTGAAGACGGTCCGGCAAATACTGTGTTGGCGCTTTGCGTCTGAAGAGTGCCGGTCAGTACACCGCTGGTCGTGACAGGAGTACCAGAGACAGCAAAAATACTGCTCGGCAAGTTCAGGCCGACACTCGTGACTGAACCGCCTCCACCGCCGCCGGAGCCGCAAGGACTTCCGGTATCGGCTAAGATATGTCCGGCCCCAAATTCGACGCAGTTGCCGTTGGTGGTCGAGCCGGAAACCGTATAGACGGGGTTCGATCCTATCTCCAATGTAGTTCCGTCCCACGTCAAAGCCCCGTCCGTCACCAATTTCGTGCCGTCGTAGTAAGCGACTCCGTTCGTCGTTTGTGAGGTGGCATTCGTGCCGCCATGAGCCGTGTCGATCGGAACACCGTTCCAGGTGCCGGAACCGATGGTGCCAACGGTTGTCAGGCTGGAACTTCCGGCGAGAGGGGAGAACAAGCTCGTCAAGGCTGCGCCGCCTTGCTTGAGCGTTGAGGCATCGACCGTCCCGGCGCCCGTGATATCGTGATTCCCCATCACGATACCACCGCTCATTGTCCCGCCGGCTAATGGCAGATACGCTGTTATGGTTATTCCGTTTAATGTAGGATTGATCAAGTTCAAGTTGACCGAGCATCCGTTAATGGCGTCGATCTTAGCGGCAAAAAATTGCTTCCATTGCGAAACAATCGCGCCAAAGACACTGCCGCCGCCCGATATCGGCGGTGACTGGTTCTGTGGGCAGCCGCTTTGGGCATTTGCTGTAGACGCAATACCCAGCAACACAATCATGACAAGAAATCGCATGATATGTTCTTTTCGACTATGATCGTTTGACGCAGCGCATCTGCGTTCCGCATAATGCGCCTAAGGCATACGGCGCTAGGCGTGAAGATCAGACCGTCAGGCTGACAATGCTCGCCGGAAGTTCGGTCGCGCTCAGGGGGTTGCCATCGGCGATCAGATCGCAGGCGGCGACATAAGCGGCGATAGCTCCCGCAACCACCTTGTACTGATCGATCGTCAGCGTATGCCATCCTCCGTCCGCGTCCTTGAGCGGATAGCTCGTCGCGCCGCCAGGGAAAGTGCCGGTCGCAGCGATCGTCGTCACCACTGCGCTGAGTTTCTGCTGCGTCACCCGATCGGTCGGAAACAGTGTTGCGGCCAGCGCTACGCTACCGGACAGAGCCACAATTAGACCGCCGATCGCCGCCCCCCGCGCTTGCTGCGCCAATGTCGGCGACGGAGGGGAGGGGGGAGCATCAAATATCCACGTTTGGCCGTTTAAAGTCGCGGACCATCCATCTTGCGGTTGGGGCGAAATACGGCTGACATCTGTCGTCCACTGCATCGGCGGGGCGACAGGAAACATAGCTGCGGAAAGTTGGCAGATTTTGCCGTTGGCCACCAGAGCGAACAATGCCATGTTTACCACCACACGTTAATTTGGCCGTTGGCTCCATCGCCACCGGGGGACCCACCGCCACTGGCGTTTCCGGATGATCCGTTACCGCCGACGCCGGGATAATTTCCCGGATGACCTTCCGCACTATTATTCGGCGAAGGAGGTGGTCCCTTATAGGAAGACCCGCCTATTCCACCGAGATAAGAACCGTCGCCAATGGAATAACTGAAACCGCCATCTACACCGGAGCACTGAATTTGACCACCAACGGCATTGCCCCCTAAGGCAGGAATGCTACCATTGCCGACGCCCCCCATGCCGCCAGTCGCTGTCGCAAGCGATCCTAGCGAAGTGGCCGTGCCATTTGCTCCGTTTCCCCCGAAAGCCGAACCGCCAGTCCCGCCGAGACCAATAGTGATTGTGAATGTGCTTCTTGGCGTACAAGTGAAAAGTCCATAGAAATAACCACCACCACCGCCACCGGTCCCCCCCACCGCTATATTGCTAGTTGCACCGCCGCCACCGCCGCCACCTCCCCATCCTTCAGCATAAAAGTATGGCAGCGGGGGGGTGAATGTTCCGCTAGCTGTAAATATTAGCGAGCCATGTTGGGGAAATGTTTCCCAATTTGCTCCGCCGGTATCTGGATCGGACAAATTATTGTCGATTGTGGACACCCAGTAAACGCCGGCATATGTTGCGGAGGCGACAACAGCGCCGTTGGGATAGCCGCCGATTGTGATTTGGAATGCGCTGTCGTAAGCAACGGGAGCACCCCCAGCTTGCACCCATTGCAGCCATGCCGAGCAGATATAGAATATCCCGAGAAAATCTTGCCACCGAGGTGGGATGCCGCCCGCGCTCGGGTTGGTGGCATTGATGATCCCCCATCCCTCGTTCCATGATGCGAACCCATTGGGTTGCGCGGCCGTGGGGATTGGAACCGTCGCATTCGAAAGATTGCCCGAGGCAAATGGTGCTGGAATTTTGTAGGGGATACTACTTGCGTCCATGATTTTTCCCTATGACGGAAACAAAAAGAGCGCCCGAACGCCAGTTGGTGTTGGGAACACTCCTGAATTTTCGAGAATGGCGACTTCAAAAGGCTGGAGCGGAAACGAAAAGGTGTAGGTCATCGTCATGTCTTGATTGTCCTGCACCCAGCAATTCCCTCGATTAGGAAACAGGTTGAGCAGAATTTGATTAATCTCCGGAACCGAGTCGCCAGTAATGTTCGCCGCAGCTTTGGCGAGGATCAATAGTCGATAGGATTGGTTTGTGAGCGTAAAATTTACGGTGGTATTCTCGCCGTTATAGAAGATGCCGAAGCCGAATGGATTACCGCTCGCCTCGCTGGTGTCGTTGTTGCTGAAACCAAGAAACGGTCCCGCATTTCCGGTGACCACACGCCCCACCCCGACAATTCTGCCCCATACATCAAGGCCGTAGCCGATGGTGCTGGTGGGGTCGATGGACGTATTGTTGGGATCGAGCGCGTTCCAGATCAGGCTATAGAACTGCTCGAACAAATAATCCGGGTTGATCGCCTGCCCAAAAGAAGCAACCAACGCATCCGTGACCGGATCGCTGTCATATTGCGAAATGACCGTTTGGCTTAACTGCTGCATCAGACCAGGATCAGCGCGATATTTGCCGCCGATATGCCGGGCGACTGATTGATGTCCACCGTCACGTCATTGACGAGTGTCGTCCCGGTCATGAGTTCGCTCGAAACAGTCTGCGAAATCGAGACGGTCCAACTCGTTCCCGAGCCCGATACGATTGTCGTGCCGTTGGCGATGACGCCTGACGCGTCCTGCAAAAGCTGGCCGGCTGCAATTGTTCCGGTCACGCCGGAGACTGTCAGTGTTGTGCCGGCAATCGAACCGGTGAACTGCGCATCCGCACCGTTAAGTCCGAGCTGGATATCGACGATCTGCGCCCAGCTTCCAAGGGCCATGATGCCCGGGTAATAGCGGCTGGCAAATACCGTCGAGCCTATCTTGGCGCGTGTCCCGCCGTCCAAGCCGGCGAACGCCGCGATGATCGCATTCTGAACGAGTTGCAGCGCATTAGACGGGATGCCGGCATTGTTTTTCAGGACCACGACCGCGACAAACGCCACAACCTGCGCAGTTTCAAACATGACCGTGTAGGTCGGTGCTGGCGGGGCGTAAAGCGGGTTCGGATCAGTGACGATGACGCTTGTATTGCCCGAGGTGTACCAGGGAGCGCCGGGCATCTTGCCCTGCCACGCCGCAAGCGCCACAGCGGCAGACGATCCCCCAAGAACGCAGACATAGGTCGCGTGCGCATTGAGTGTCACACCGCCGATGGTCTGGGGTGAGTTGCTGTCGTTGGCGAAGCAGTAAAGATCAATCACGCCTGGCACAGCAGCCACATTGGCATAGATCGAATTGATCGGCCCTTGCGAATTCTTCCCCGTTGACTGCGACCGCCGCGCCTCGAATTGCGAGGGCGATTCAACCAAACTCCCCAAAACCGCATCACCGGTCGGCGTGAGGCTGTCGAGGCCGAAGACGGACTGAAAGCTTGTGAAACTGACAGGTCCCGTCGTTGGGCCGTTGACGGCGCAGGCGAAATTGAGCGTGACCGAGCCGCCCGAGGGTATGGTCCCCTCACCCTGGCTTAGCCATTGATTGCCGGCCTGATCCGTTGCCAGCAACCCGATCGGGATTTGCACACCCTGTAACCCGCTGCAGAGAACCGGCTGCACGGTTGGCTCGCCAGCGATGCGAGAAATGAAATAGATGCGCCCGATCGCATCCTGCATCCGACCGGAATTGAAAGCGGGATCGACCTGGTTACAGAACCATAGGAACATCGCGAAATTGTCGCCGATGACGGCAGTTTCGGACGTCGTGAGCTGGCCCTGCGGCGTCGGGTTGGTCTGCGAGCCGCCTGCCGTGGTGAAATTGAGCGTGCCTTGTGAGGCGAAAGCCTGCTGCCAGTCGGCTTGAACGCCGGCAAGTATCGCCGCCTCAGTCGGCGCCACGAAGCCATTTGGTCCGAAGCTCGGGAAGGGCACATTGGTTGTGGGCGGCGGTGATCCCATACGTCAATCCATCACGGCAGCGGCATTCACGTACCAGGGCGGCGACGAGTTCGCGGCCGCGTTCAGCGACACGGCAAACTGACCAGTGGTCTGCGCAGTCCCTGTCACCGAGCCGACGAGCAATCGCCCGGTGAATGATTTGAAGGTACAGACAGCGGTTGCCACGCCAGGAACCGTCAGAGCCGCCTGAACAAACTGCGCCTTGAGAAATTCGGCTGGCGGCCGTTTCCCGAGAATTTGCTCGAAGTACGGCATACCCTGCGTCGTGTCGTACCAGAGTTCGCCCCGAAACAGCCGGATCGCCGACGCTACGTCCTGCGCGAGCGCATAGAGCGGACGCAACGCCGGCGTCACCGGGGCTGCGTCATAGGCCGTCGCGATGTTGCCCGCCGCATTGAGCGTCAGGCCCCATCCCGCGGTGAGCAGAAGGGTATTCATAAGCGAGACATCCAGCCTATGAGCAAGAGCACTGGCGCATTGAAGCGCCAGACGCCGTGAGCGCCATCAAGGAAGTCATGAACCTCAAGAACTATACGCAGCGGGACTTGGCGGCTCTGCTCGGCTCAGCGTCCCGCGCTTCTGAAATCCTGAGCGGGAAGCGAAGCATCACGATGGAGCAAGCGCGCCTCTTGTTTCGTCAGTGGCATATTCCGGCCGAGAGCCTTATCGGCGCCGGCCCCTCCACAAATCGTGCGCCGCCCTGAGCGTGGATCAATCGATTATCACTAAACTGGCGGCCCGGTATCATCGGACCCATGCGTCACGTCACTGTGAAGGTGCGTGTCAAGATCGTGCCCGGCCTTAGTGATCACGTCGCCTGACATGTTGATCAGCGCGCCGTTGATGTGCCAGCCATCCGCATCGGTCGTCAGCACGTTGCCATTCTTGTCGGCGATCTTGAGCCCGGTCGCCGTGAAAGAGAAATATTGCGTCGGCGTGCCGGCGCTGATGCAGCCGAGGCACATTCCGTCCGAGTAATTGTTTCGTCGCGCGGAACCGGGATTTGATTGCTGCCCAGTCTTGAGAGCGCTCGATATGTCGGTTTCGGCTGCCGCAAAAATGACCAGATCGCCGATGACGGGATCGACGATGACTGCATTGGAACCGCCTTGCAGTCGCAGATAAGGCACCCCATAGACGGTCTGATGAGGCACCGGCTGCCCGGCACCGGTCACTTCGTTTACGAGAGGCAGTACATCGATTGTCTTGATCGGTTCTGCTGAACCGTATTCAACGATATTGGACGTTCCGACAATTTTAGCTACCGTTATGGTGTGGCGCTGATTTATAAGGCGCTGGACGAGGTTCACTTGCGCGTTGAACTGGTGATCGCTATCGCCAGGCGTCGCTACGCCCTGATAAGCATAATTAGCGGAACCGGTCATGATCCCGGCGTTGTGTTGCGGACCGCGACAATCGACGTTTCCCAGGGACCATCAGCTAGCTGCGCTGAAATATCGTGCGTAATTGTCGAAATCGGCCAGGTTCCGTTCGCGGCCTTAAGCTGGCTCTCCACCTGAATTTCATGGCCCACCGATAGCGATGCATGCGGGTCAAACAGCGTGCGTACCCGGATTAACCTCTGCTGAAATTCGGGGTAGCCGATCATTCCCGTCTGAGGGGAAATCAGTGGGGTATTGCCGCCAGTCCGATTGCCATTCTGGGGCCAGATCGCGTAGACGCTCTTGGCGGAATCCAGATAGCCGACCGCGCCCATCGCTGCGGTTATCGCCTTCACCTGATCCCACGCCGAACCGTGAAAATAGGGGTTTGAGAGGATCGCGGAAACACCGTTATTTTCGAGGACAAATTTGGTTGGTTTCAATGCCGCGGTGAGCGCGGTCACGCCATTTGTCGGACCGCTGAAGGTCGTTGGATTGGCTGGCGTGAGTTGGATGCCGTATGCGGGGTTGAGCACGATGACGAGCGGCATTTCAGGCTGGTTCGCGCGCGGGTAGGCTTGGACGATTTCTCCAGTGAAGATCGTCGTCAGACCGTTCACGGAATCGCCAGCCTGGATGGCGACGTAATTACCGCGGCTTCCCCATATGAGCCCTGCAATGCTGAGTTGGTTGATCGTATCTAGGCTCAGACCCCATACTTGAACGATAGCTAGACCCGGAAACGGCGCTGAAGCGGCCTGAATTTGCACGACGCACCGCAGGCTATTGTAGGGTTGTGTCCCTGCGTTGCCGATCGGCCCGAGAGTTAAAGTGTTCGAGCCGGAATTACCGAAGGAGCCGGTGCCGAGCTGGATAACAAGCGATATGATCCGCGCGACAAATGACCCACTGGCCTGCGTCGGCGCGGTTACGGTCGTCGGCGTCGGGGGCGTTTGTGCTGTCGGTGCCTGGGCCGTGACATTGACATCGGGCAGCGTGCCCAGGTCGACGACACCGGAAGACGAGCCCATTTTACTGATCGAACCAATAGGTTAAAAGATATCGCGTGCCGAGACCGGCAATCGTTGGGTCGGTATCACCTTCGGTGTCCTCGATCGCGATCTCGCCGACGAAACCGAAATACGAGTTCTGCACGACACCCACCCCGTTACGCACGAGGCATCCGCCGATGATCAGTGTGTCATTGAGAAATAAGTCGAGGAAGAAGACCGTCGTCTCAACATACGCGGGCGGGTCGGTCGGGATCGAGCCGGCCGGCGTCACCGGCACCCAGATGTTCTTGGCGTAGATGTTGATTTGGCAAGCTTGCTGATTCAGCGTCACGTTGAGGGTTTGTGAAGCCACTGGCTGGCTTGGGATGATTTGCGAGACTGCGGCCATCAGGTTGTTGGCCCCTTATAGAAGGCCGATGTCTCGTTGAGATTTTGCGTCGCAGGCGGCGCGAGATTGAAGAACTGATAATTCGAATTCGTCTGCGCCTGCGACGTGGTGATCGTGGTCTGCGGCCCCACACCGGACGGCGAGGCTGTCTGCGATGTCAGCGCGGCGCCTGGCTGCTGGATGCCATTTTGCTGAGGCGCCGCGCCATTGACCGATGCCGTATTCGACAATGCGGCGCTTGTGATGAGCCGGACTTCTTCGAGGTCGATCTCAACGAGGATTAGTGTGACGCCGTTCTTCGCTGTGCGGCGGTAACTGACGTGAACCGGGTTTGCGTTAAGGTAGGGTATCTCCGGCGTAATGATCGTGACAAGATCAAGCGTCGCGCACACCTGCTCGGCCTGATTGAGAAAGGCCGATCGCGTTCCGGCATCACCGCCGACAAGGAACCCCACCTTCGCAATAAAAGGCTGCTGCACCTTGTTGTAGCTGGCGAACGCGCCTTGCTCTTGTTGGTAATTGGAGATGCGATAGTCGTGCGCGTAATCGAGCGTGGCAAAGGATGATGCGACTAGCGTTGGCGTGCCGTCCTGACTGAACAAGCCCCACTGTGGCGGGCTAGCATTCGACAGCACGGATGCGAAAGGGGAGCCCATCAGCGATTACCGTTGCCGCTATCGCCAAGCAGCCCACTTACCGTGATGGACGCCCTATGAGAGCGTTGACCTTGCATGGCCATCTTTCTCATCACCGCGACCCGCGAGCCTTCGCTCGTCGAAAAGGCAATCATCGATTTCCTGCTCGCCGCGTTCTCGAAAGGTGAACGCGCGAACCTGTCCAAGGCAGAACGAAATGCGTTGGCAACCATATCGAAAGCCATTGTCGCCGAATATCGTGCACGCGTCGTGAAAGCGAGGGCTTAACCATGAGCAAGGCAGCATTCGACAAGATCGCCGAAGGGCTGAGCGAAGCCCTGGAAATCGCGCGGGGAACCGCAGCGCCGCGGCGGTTGCATGTGCCGCCGAAAATCGATGTGCGTAGTATCCGCAACAAGGCGGAGATGACGCAGGATCATTTCGCCTCGGCGTGTCGACGAAGTATTCAACGGTCCGGCGGATAGCAGCTCCAATCTCATGACCGGCCTACCGCCTCCACTCCCCGGTAACGATCATCGTTGAAGGTTGAAGGCAGAAAGGAAGAGGCTCTATGCGTTTCATGTCCCATCGGGAAATTCTTGGACGGCTAATTGCGATCGTAATCGCAATCTCAAATATCGACGTTGCCGAGGCTCAAAATAGCGTCCCGGCCGGAATGCCTGAATGCTACGACCCTCGTTCGGCCACTTGTACCGCTCGCATCGCACCTTGTTGGTCGGATTATGAAGTCGTCAAAAAGGCTTGCAAAAATGGGACGTGCAGTTTGGCGCTCGTCGCGCGCGTAACGGCAGATTGGAATCGCGCGCTAATGACCTGCACGCATACTGGACTCCCCTGAGCCGGGTTTTACTGTTGCCCCGTGTTAATCTGGCTCGTCAGAAGCTGGCTTTGCAGCGCAGCGTTGATCGCTTCGCCGATCTTATAGCCATCGCTGCCTGGTGCGACCGTAACGTGGATGCCGCCGTTCAGCGCGATATCATTGTTCGTAGCATGCGTTGTGCTTGTACTTCCGCCAGCCTGCGCCGCTTGGATAGAGCGGAGATGAGCGGCATTGACGCCCACATTAGCGTTAGCGAACTCCGAGACAACGCTATTCACCATGTCTTTCGACGGCCCACGAATTCCTACCTCATTGCGGATCATTGCGGCTGTAACGGCCGAAAGCGTAGCGGCATCGTGAAGATTGAGCGGCTGGTCAGGCGCAAATCCTGTCTGCTGTGCCGCCTCGGCTATTAATCGCTCGGTATTGTTTTCAAAGGGAGGCGCCCAGCGCGTGATGATCCCACGCAACGTGTTGAGCCCATGGCGATCCTGATATGTTTGCAAGAGGCTCGCCGTCGCCTGTGCCCCGGCTTGCGGCGTGGCGAAAGACTTAAATCCGCCGCCAACCGGGCCGGCAGTGAGCCCCGGACGTCGCAAGCCGCCAAAATTGTTGATGGCCAATTCTGTCCCACTCTGCCCGGTATCTGGCGGCATCGGGATAGCGGGCACATCACCTTGCGGCGCAGCATGTAAGCTAACAGGTCCCGCCGGGGATGCCACCTGACCGCCAAGCCATGTCGGCGCGTTTCGCTGCCACCAGTTTCGTGTGTCATTTGGCGCGGCGCCTTCGCTAGTCGCAGCATCTCGCGGCGGCGGCACGGCCGAAACACTACTCGGTGCCGAGCGTCCTCCGACCCATGTCGGCGCGTTTCGCTGCCACCAGTTTCGTGTGTCGGCCGGAGACGACTGCCCTTGGATCGTAGAGGACTGTCCTCCAGTCGCGGCATCTCCTGCATGTAGCGCCGCAACGATTGCCGGACCTCCCGGCAAAAGCATTAGAAGCGCATCACGGCCGATTGAAGCTCCCTGTTTCCCGGTCAACCGGTCCAGAATACTAGCCAGAAGATTGTCAAAGCGGCTCAGTGCGGGATCGATTTCCTCGCCGATTCGGCGTTCAAGGCTTTGCCACGCCACGTCAAGATTGGCCTGTGCCTGCGTCAGGTCGCGAGCAGCTTGGCTTTGCCCTTCCGTCGCTGAGCGCTGCCGCTCTAGCTGTATCTGCTCTTGCAAGCCCGCGATGCCGAGATTATGCAGCGCGAGCGCTAAGGCCGCACTCTGACCGATCATTTCTCCCATGCCGATGGCGACATCGCCCGTCACGGAATGAAAATTCTGCGCTATCGCCTCAAGGACTTTCTCAGGGCTGTCATTGAACGTATTCACCCCGGGCGCGAAGCGCGCGATCGTCGCCAAATTCTGAGCGGCACCAGTATCGCCCTGCTGAGCCCTAACCTGCATTCCCCGTAATTGTGATAGCCATCCCTGCGTCTCGGCTTCCGGCACATTGCCGCCGTGCAGCAGCGCTTGACTGATCGCGGTATATTGCTGGATGGGAACGCCGGCCGCGGCCGCGCCAACACTCGCGCCGAATAAGTTACGCGCTGTCTCGGTTGCCGAGTTTCGTACTTTGTCGAGCGCTACAAAGGCCGCCACAGCCGTCAGTCCGGCGACGCCCATTGCCCTAAGACCCGCGGCCCCCTGGAGAGCGCCAGCCTCGACCTCCGCTCCTGTACGTCGCCCCTGTTGACCCAGAACGTGAAGTTGCATTCCCGACTGTTCAGCGGATTTGACCACTGTGGCATAGTTGCGTTGTGCAACCGTAAGCGCCTGTCCGGTTTGCTGACTTTGGCGCGAAAGCGCAGCTAGATTCTTTTGTGGCGTCGCGGTGACAGTCGCCAATCTTTCGAAATGCTGACGAAGGCTCCCAAGCGGGGATTCAAGCGCTCGAAAAAAGGTCACTATTCCGTGACCTGACTGTTGAATATTTTGATTGGCGCGATGAGCGCTTTCCTCCATGCGCCGTAGATCGTTCGCTAATTTGCGCTGTCCCTCGGTGAACTGCGAGGGATCAAGGCTGAGCGAGACGACAAGCTGATCGATAATCGTCGGCATGCGCTATTCCTCGCGCCTATTTCGGTGCGAGCGTTATACAGACGCACCGGCACCAATCTTTCGCGTGGCATTCACCTTCGCAAGGATGTCCGCTTGGTGGCGGCTCAAGATACGAGAACACCTTGCCGGCGTTATTGAGGGCAATATCACATGCGATCATAGGCGCTGGAACAGCCCATCGATATTTCGTAAGACCTAAAGAGACCGCCTGCTTGCGTCTGAATTCAGCCGTCTGCGCAAAGCGGCGTCGCATCCGGCGGTTATAGTCATCCTCATCGCGTGCTTTTGGAATATTCGACGATCCGCGGGCATTAGGCCCTCGAAATGTCTCAAGCTCTGGGTATCCTTCCGGCGTCCGAACCGTAGGGATGCCATATTCTGGCAGTGTTACACTTTGCATAGATAGCGCTAGATGTTGATCGGCCATTGGGCGGGAAGTGTGGGCTCAGTGAATCCCGGAAGCGCCATTGCGGATGACCCCCGCCATCGCCATGTTAGACGTATCGCCGGCCTATCTCCCCTGGGCGCTGGCGGCTGAGAGGCACCACAAGCGTAGCCATCTGAATGGCAGCGCACCCTCCCGCCTAATTCGGGCAAAGGAAGGGTTCCGGTGAACGGTTCTCTCATGCAAAATGAAACATATATTGCTGCTGGAAGACGATTCTGGCGTAGTTGAGCTGTTATCGTCGCTCTTGCAAGAGGCGGGTTATTATGTCTCCACCACGGCACGGGTGGCTGATGCAAAAGAAATGCTTGAACGATCTAAGGTAGACCTGTTCATCGCCGACATACTGCTTCCTGACGGAACGGCATTTCCAGCGATAGATGAGGCAAAAAGGCGGAACATCCCATACCTCTTGATGACTGGGAGTTTCCCTCACATGGCCCAACTAGAGGCTAACGGTGAATTCCATCTAGTAAAGCCCTTCAGGCTCGCGGACTTCACAGAATCAATTGTAGCCCGCATCGGGCCTGGCGACGGCCATAATTGAGGCGCGCTTCGGCTCATCACGCGCGAGGCGGCGGCGAGTCCTTACGCCGCCCCTTAGGTGCCCTTCTCGCCGCGTTTCGGCTTCTCGGCCGGTTTCGATCGCGCGACCTGATCGAACAGGCTGTCAACCGCCTCGCCGGGTTCCTCCGCACCGACCTCGCGCGCCGTCTTAAGGAAGCGCTTGTACTGTTCCGGGTTGTCGGGCTTGGGGGCTGGTTTTCGTGGCATGCTCAGATGATAGCACAGCTTCGCGGTATTTGACTCTTTGCGCGTTTTGGTTTTGCTAGAGTGCATGGATGCACTCAACCGACCTAAGCCATACGGATATATAGCATATATCGATGAGGCCGGCGACGACGGCCTTTACAGCGCTATGAAGCCGGACTCTCAAGGTGGAGCATCCGAATGGATGGTGATGTCCGCAGTGGTCGTGCGCGCGGAGAATGAGACCACGACGGTCAAATGGGCCAAGGACATCATTCGCGACATCGATCAGCACCAGATGACGCATTTGCATTTCAGTAAATTGCGTGAGGACAAAAAATCGATTGTGTGCAACGCCGTAGCGAACCTGCCGCTCCGATCGTTCACCGTTCTGTCGCACAAGAAAAATATGAAAAACCATCGCAACCTTGCGGCAGAGAAAGCGAGGGTCAATCGCACGGCGTGGTTTTTTTGCTGGATGTCCAGGTTACTGTTAGAGCGGGTAACGGCCTACTGCGAGTACCGTTCGATGAATGATTATCAAGAACTTAGAAAAGTTCGAATAGAATTTTCAGAGCGCGGCGGAGTCAACATTGACGATATCAAAGCATATTATCGCTACCTGTCTCAGCAAAGCGAACTTAATATGCTATATTTAGACCTTTACCAGCCCGCTTGGCCGGTGGTGGATATCGATCAGTTTTTTATTTATCCGAATAGAATGCGGGCGGGGTTACAACTTGCTGATGCCGTATCGAGTTCATTTTACCACGCTGTCGAGCGCACCAACGAGGGCCTAGTCAGACCTCAGTTTGCCAAGCTCCTGCATAAAACCGTCTGCATCAACCCGAAGACGGCGCTTCGATACGGCTTCGGATTGAAAGTGATGCCGACATGGATTCCGTCGCGTCTGCCGCCCGATCAGGCGGATATCTTGAACCATTATCTCGACGGATAAGGAGGGCGGCGAGCCCCCGGACCCTCTTTTCATCGGCGGTGTTCTAGCCCGCTCCCAGAGAAGGCATCCATCCGACTGCCACGTTTCCGCAACAAGGGCACTCCGGCGTTGCTCGCAAATCCGATTCTATGAAGATTCGCGATCAGAATCAATCATATACGGGTAACATCCGGTTTTTGCTGGATTTTCTGTCAAGATGAACAGAACGTGAATCACGAATCGAATTTGAACGCCAGTTGAAAAGGGCGCTTCGACTTAGGCGACCGCGCGATCAGTGCCACGGTACGTCAATCGCTTACCCTTGGCGCCAGCAAGGATCGCATCGGCGCGCGCCGCGTCGTCAAAGCCGAGCTTCTGGCGATGGTTGTGCATGAAATCACGTTCCGCAGCGTAGCGATGCAGATGAGCTTCGCTGACGTGGAAGTAGCAGCCGAACACCGACCGCTTGAACATCGAGAAGTAGTTTTCGACGGTGTTCGTGTGCCAGAACTGCGCCCGGACATATTCCTCCGCCGAGTGATTGACGGTGCCGTGAGCGGAGAACCAGCGGCCGATACTGGGGTAGACGGGAGCCTCATCCGTCATCACGAAGGTAGCGCGATCGACGTTCGCGGTGATGACCGGCCCAAGTGTCGCGGCCGTCACGTTCGGAACATGGAACGAGCGAACCTTGCCGTCGCGCTCGACCAGCGCCAGCACAACGAACTTCGGCGGGATTTTGCCCTTCCGGTTCTTTGCCTTGCCGCCAACGTAGGTCTCGTCAATCTCGACAACCTGATTTGCGCCGCCGAGTTGGCTGCCGCTGGGCACGTCTAGCCCGAGCTGCGCCATCGCCTCGCGGACGCGATGCCCAAGGAACCACGCGGTTTTCATCGACCCGCCAAAGGTGCGCTGAAGCTGGCGCGTCGAGATGCCCTTCTTGCTACTGGAAAACAGGTAGATGGTTTGCAGCCAGATGTGCAGCGGAATATGCGACGACTCGAACACCGTGCCGATCTTGACCGTGAAGGGCTTGTCGCAGGCGCGACAGTTCCACAAACCGGGCCGCGTCGTCTTGCCCTTTGAGCGCGCAGCCTCGCCGACTGTGCCGCAATGCGGGCAGACCGGGCCGTTCGGCCACAGCCGCGCCTCGACGTACTCGATTGCGGCTTCTTCGTTGCACAGATGCGGGGCGTTAAGGGCTGATTTCATGACGGTATTCCTTCTTGACCGTCATTCTATCAGTAGCGCTTTCTACGTCAAGTGTAACATTGCCCATATTCTTGTCTAATATCAACAGACTTTGGGGCTACATTTTTCTTGTCTCGCCCCAAAAGCCGTTTCAGCCACAACATTAGCGCCGCCCGAACCCACAGCAATACGCCAATTATGCGCTAATCCGATGTCCAGACAAGTTAACACCAATTCAGCTCTGCCTCGCGCGCCGCTGGTTCTCCGCATCAACAGCAAGGATTTCGACCATGTCGTAAAGGTCTTCCAGGCCGTACACGGTTTGCAGTTCGTTCAGTGTGGCAAGCCTTCCTGAAACGACGACTCCGACAGCGGATGCGATGTTGGCGTATTCGACGAAACTTCCTGGCGCCGCAAAACCTCCAACGCCAACAGGGAGAGGATTTCGGCGACGGAAAAACCGCAGTGCAGCTCAAACACCTCCTGGCGCAAGAGCAGTCGGGTTTGTACCTCCTCGATGTCGTCCTCGGTCGGCGGCCGCCCTTCTGGGATACGATCCTCGATCACTCTGACGCAGGATAGCATCTCATCAAGTAGCGGCTCTGCCTCATTCCACGGCAGCGAGCCGATGCCCTTCATCACGCCATAGGCGAGGATCGCGCCCCAGTTCGTCGCTCCCTCGGGTACGTCGAGGCCGCATTTCGTCATCGCCAGCGTAAGGCGCATTGCCCAGCGCTCAGCCGCAAACGCCGACATTTCCGTAAGCAGGAACCGCTTGCCGTGGTCGCGGTTTTCGCCGGTTTTGGGATGCTCCGGGTCGGCTGGCGGCGCACCCCATGAGATGGTGATTTCCTTGGTTCTTCGCATGTGCTCGGTCCTACAGTGGTTGACCGAAGATCGCCGGCACGCCTTGCTGCGGCGGCATCCACGTAATTTCGAATTGCCGAGGCGACAGCGTCTTCTTCGCGCTGGGGGCGGCGGCACCGCGTGAAATCACGCCTTGGTTCAGCGTGTATCTACGACCGATCGAGGGATACCGAAGAGAACCGAACAGGTAGACCACATCCGGTCCGTTGCCGAAGGGCCCGTTATCCTGCGCCTGCTGGATCAGCTCAAAAAAGTTCACCGATCGAGACGATGCCAAGAGCGTGATTGTTTGCTTGTTCAGACGTGGAATCCAGCCGGCGACGCCGATACTGTCCGCCCCGAGCTGGACTTCAGCCCAATCGACCATGTCATGATCGAAAATGTCATCCATGCTGAAGTCTTGGATCGTCTGCGGCGTCGAGAAGACACCCGTCGCGCCAAGCGCCAACGTGACATTTGCGGAGGTTATCGTGCCATTCCCGGCCATGTTTCGACCTCGTCCAGTTGATTACGGGCCGGCGAGCGCGACCAGCATGAAGCTGGCCTGATGCCTTCCCACGTTAGTGCCAAAATTGTAGGTCCAGTCGAAGACCAGTGCTCGCTGTACCTGAGGAAGACCTGGAACTTCGCTCATCGACGTATCGCCAGCGAGAAGCTGCACGGCCAAATTACCGTTGCCATCCAGCGTTCCGCGTCCGGTGTTGAGGATGTCCACCTGATCGCAATCGTTGATGATCGTCTCGGTCTTGGTATCGACGATCGTCAGTGTCAAAGTATCGAGGGATGCAGCCGATATGCCGCGTCCAAACCCATCGACGATCTTCGCCCGATAGATCGGTGTCGATCCGGCGGGGATAGGTCCGCCGGGGATGTTGATGATCGCAGGCAATGCCTAGACCAGTATTGCGTCATCGACGATTGAGGCGGAAAGCATCGCGTCATCGATGAGGCTGATCGGCGGATAGGCCAGCGTCACATAGGGTAGCCAGGTATCGGCCATGCGGCGACGGCGCGCGAGAATGGCCGAGAATTCGGGGGGCGGCCGACGGGGACGATCGGCAAGCCAATCGGACACGGCTAGCCTCCCATTTCTTCGACCCAGACGGTGCCTGACAAATGCACGACGCCGATCAGGCCGTTCAGAAGCTCAAGTACCCACGCCTCACCCGGGCCGACCAATGGAGCGCCATGACCGACGCCGTCATCGAAAGGCTCGTCGAACCCTTTGTAGAGATAAAAGCCACTTTCATACAGGGTCGCCGGAGACCCGTTGGTGGTCGCCTTCGTCGTGCTGTTCGTCAGCGCCACAAAGCTCGCTGCCGCATCCCCCGGATCAGTCCGCGCCGGTGTCGGGTTTCCGCCCCCTGACCCTGAAATCACCGTGGCGGGCAGAAAGCGGGCACGGACCGCGAGCATTTGGCTCGCCGGCAGCACCGGATCACTGCATGAGAGCACAGCGCGACGGATACGCAGCATCTTCCCGGCTGCACCGCTGACCTGAAAAAGGTCTTGGACAGCGGTGATCAGCGCTTGTTCAAAAGAGACCGTGTAGATGCGAGGCATCTGATTTCCCTGCTACTGCGGCGTCGGTGTCAGGGCGTGAGGATCGCCGTCTCGCGATCGGCGGTGATTGCCCCTGCCGTGACGAGGCTGTCCATCCAGCCTTTGACGATTGTCGAGGTCAGGTCGACCGTCCCGGCCGTCAGCCCTTTGGTCAGCCCGGCGCCGATCGCACCCGTCGCATCCTGTGCCGCCGCCTTCCAGATCGCAGCCTGCTCGGCGTCCGTAAATCGGCCCTGAAAAGCCGCCGATGAAATCGTTGTCAGTGCCGGAATATCCGCGTAGGTCGGCGTCGCGGTGACGCTGCCATCCGCGAGCGCATAGCAGATCTGGGTGAGACTCTGGCCACTCGGCGCGGTCGGTGTCGTCACCGCGTAAATCCCCACCGCGGCGAGACGATCAGATGGCCATAGCGGGAGGCTAGAGTAGGGGGTGCGGCTGCTGTCGGGCAATGTCACCGTACTGCCAGGGGACAAGATGTCGAGATCACCATTTCCGTCAGAGGCAAGGTATACCGTCGGCGGGGCAACTCGCCCGTCGATGCACGATGCGGTTTGCGCTTGTGACTGTGTCGCCGCAATGGCGGTGGCCAGCGCAATCAGATGACGGCAAAATTTCATGAACCGGCTCTCCGACTTAATTTGACGGCGTGAGCTTGATGCAGCCCGAGGCTCCTAAACCGATAAAAAATCCGGCCCCTCCGCCTCCACCGCAGGTACCACCCATAGTCTGGGGCGTAGTGGAGCTATTGTAACCACCGCCGCCCCCGCCGCCCAAGCCGCCACCCATTTCGGTTCCGTTAGCGCCCGAAGAGAGACTCGCGCCTCCCGCTCCACCAAACCCCGCGTCCCCCGAACCGCCGACGCTTGAAGTAGAATTATTGCCCGCTCCGTAGGGGCCGGCCGCGCCACCTCCTCCCCCCGACGATGATGAAAAACCGGAGCCTCCGGCATATTTAAGAGTACCGATCGCTCCAGTTGTCGAAGCTCCTGCGGGCGCAGTACCCGCGCCATTCGCTCCTGCTATAACGGCAGTTCCAACGATCGAAGCGCAGTTGCTCGTAGAATTACAGACCCAGGTGTTCCCCCCAGGAGCGAGTCCGTTTGAATATGCAATCGTGAGGCCGGGGGTTATGGACACGAAACCTGAACTGGAATATCCGCCTCCGCCACCGCCCTTTGATCCTCCATTCTGTCCGGCCCCAATAACCTCCGCCGTGAGGTGATTACAATTTACCGGCTGCGTGTAGGTGCCCGTTCCGGTCGCGGTGATGTAGGTCGGCGATGCAGTGCATGGTGCCACTGCTATTGGCGGCATGCCGACCGGACTCGCAAGCGCGATTTCGGCAACCGACACCGCGCGAGCCGCGATGCAAGTCAGCAGCGCAACGCAGACCGCCCACGGCAAGTAGCGGCGCATCGTTCTCAGTCCTCAGTGAAAATTCAGGCCGAAGGTGCCGACATCGACGGCACTGCTCGTCCTGGCATAAAACCCGAAGTCATCCACCGCATTGGCGGCAGTTGAGAGCGTCGGCGCCGTCGCGTTCGCGAACTTGAACACGCTATTCCAACTTGCAATGTCGGAGCCCGAGGACGATTGAACGATCGTGATAACCCCGGTTATGCCGACCCGAGACGACAGGTTGCTCGGGGCCGCGATCGTGCAAGGGCATGAGGCATGCACGAGCTGGATGATGCAGTGGTTCCCCTGATTGAAGTCACAGGTGAAAGTGGACCCGCTGATCGTCGGGGTGAACTGACCGCCGCTCTGCCCGGCCGTCCAAGTTTCAGCCGTGCCCGGAGCGCCGTAGTCCGTCCCGGCCGTTGCCGCCGTCAGTCCACCGGAACTGGCTTTCTGGATCGCGCTTCCCGTCGTCGGTCCTACATAATCCGTCCCGGCGACAGCATTCGCAAACCCACCCGCGCTTGCCTTCAAAATCGATGAACCCGTCGTCGCCGGTGCGTAATCCGTCCCGGCCGTCGCAGCGCTCGGCGCACTCGTGCCATTGCCCTTGACGAGACCGGTGATCGATGAACCACCGAAAGCACCGCTGTTGTTGTACTGAACGGCTCCATTCGTACCGCCGGGTGAAACCGCCGGACCGTTCGACCCCGCCATCTGAGCGAATGCCGGCGCTCCGCCGAGGATCAGCACCGCGACGGCAGCAAAGAGCTTCCCAGTCATTGCACCATCCCCGAGATGGCTGCGGTGATCGTGCCAGACGTGAAGGTAAAGGGACTGGCGTTTGATGAGACGAGAAACACGATTCCCGTCGAGAAATAAGCCGGAGGGCCGCCGAGCGTCGATATGCTGCATTGCCCGCTCGCCGGCAGGTAGCTCCACGCCAAGGGCGTGACCGAACTTCCCGTCGTCGGTGCGGCGGTCGCGTTGATCAGCATGCAGATGCCGGCCGTCGTCGTCGCGTTAAAGGCCGAGCCGGAATAGAAATTGCCCGCACTCGATTTGAGGACGTGAGACGCTTCGGCCGATGCTGAAGCGACAGGAACGATGCCTGCGCCCGCAGCCGCGGTGGGCGCAGGCGATATGCCGAGAATGCCCGTACCGAGCGACGGCACCGAGCCGCCGGCGATTTGAGAAATGTTCGCCGGGACGACCGTTCCGCCGGACACGCCCTGAATGCTCACGATGCCGCCGGCGGGAGACCCGGCCGTCCCCAGCCCCTCCGCGTAGCAAGGCGCGCCGCTGCTCGATCCGCACTGATTGGCGGCCGTCGAGGCTCCGGTGGGAAGCGGTAGGCTCGCCGCGCTCACCGGGAAGGTTGCGCCGGACGCGGGCTGGGTATAGAGGCCGTTGGTGCTTCCAATCACGGCGCCGCCCTGCACCAAGGCTACATCAAACGGCGAACTCGTCGTCGGGGGAGAAGACCCCGCGATCGTGGTCCCATCCTGGCCCACGGCAACTCGCACCGATCCCGCGCCCACGGCGCCGGCTCCGGTCAGGACCGCATTGCCGTCGATCTGCGTAAGATTTTCTGTCCACGGCCCGGAGGCTTGTGTAACGGCCCCGATCGTATTCGAGCCCGCCGGGATCGAAGGCAGCGCTTTGACATCCGTGTACAGATAGCCCGAGGCATCTCCCTGTAGCGCGAGAGATTGCCCGTCCGATGGCGTAAGCGGTGAAGAATTGTAGACGAGACCGGCGACCGCCATGCTCGCAGGGGCCGTGCCGGCTCCGACGACACCTTGAACGTCGGTTTGATTTGCTGCGGTTGCCGCACCGGAGGGTAGCGGGAGAGAAGCCGCCGAGACCGATAGAGCGGTGCCGCCGCTTACGCCCTGGACGGTGAAAATCCCTCCGCTTGGCGAACCAGCGGTGCCAAGCCCCTCACTGTAGCAAGGAGATCCACTCTCCCAGCCGCACTGATCAGCCGAGATCGCCGCGCCGCTCGGCAGAGGAAGTGATGCGGCACTGACCGGGAATGTCGCGCCGGTGCCCGGTTGCACATAGAGACCGTTGAGAGCGCCGATGACCGCTCCGCCCTGCACGAGGCTCACGTCAAACGGAGAAGAAGTAGTGGGCGGCGCACTGCCGGCGATCGTGTTGGTGTCCTCGGCGACGGTCACGCGCTGCGCGCCACCTCCCGCAGCACCGGCCCCGGTGGACACCGTTGAGCCGTTCACCTGGGCGACGTTGGTCGAGATAGTGGCGCTAGTCGCGATATCGACCTTGAGATTCCCCGAGGCATCGCCTTGCAGCGCGAGGGCTTGTCCGTTGGACGGCGTGGGAGCCGCTGAGTTATAGACCAGCCCCGCCATAACGGCATTTGAGGGTGCGGTGCCCGCCGCGACCGTGCCCTGCACGCTGGACTGGTTGGCGGCGGTCGCGGCGCCGGTCGGCAGCGGCAACGACGCTGCGCTTATCGGCTGCGTCGTCTGCCAGAACGTGCCCGAGACCGCGACCTTCCCGCCGGATACCGTGCCGGCAAGAGTAGCAAGATTACCGCCCGTTTCCTGAGCTGCATTTGACGGCAGCGGCAGCGACGCCGCAGAGACGGGAACGGCCTGACCGCTTGTGACGCCTTGGATCGAGACTACACCGCCAGCCGGCGAACCTGCCGTGCCGGCTCCGACGACGGTGGCATTGAGGTTCGCTGCGGTGGGCTGGCTGACCGTCCATGGCCCCGACGCTTGCGTCACGGCACCGATGGTGTTGGCACCGGCGGGGAGCGAAGTTTTCAGGTCAACCAACAGGTTCCCGCCCGAGTCGCCCTGTAAGGCGACTGTCTGACCATTGCTCGGCGCAGGAGGCGACGTGTTGTACTGCAAGCCGGAGACGATCATGTCGGACGGTGCCGCCCCAGGCCCGAGCGTTGCCTCCAGATCAGGCAAGTTCCCCATGAGCAACCGCGTCGCCGTAAGCCTGGCAACGCCGGCTTGTCCCGAAGACAAGGAGGTGGGCGAAGTCGTGTAGATGCCGCCGATCGGCGTCAGGGCCGTAGTGCCCTGCGTGAATGATGACGCATCCGCCAGCGATGTTCCGCCGCCGCTTCCTCCCCCTGAACACCCTGACTCGCAGATGATCGGCAACGGGTTGCCAGATGTCACCAGCGATCCGCCGAGCGCCAACGTAACATCAAAGGGAGTGGCTGCTGTCGGGGGAGCGGAACCGGCGATGGTCGAAGCATCCTGTCCCACGGCTACGCGCTGAGACCCGACTCCTGCCGCGCCGGCTCCAGTCGAAGTCGTGATCCCGGCGATTTGCGAGAGATTGACACTCTGGTTGGGCGCCAACGAGCTATCATTCGAGATCGTCACCCGAGGGATGCCGGCTCCGCTTACGCCCGTCCCCGTCGCAATCGCGTTACCGCCGAACTGGGTTATATTGGAAGTCCACGGCCCCGATGCCTGAGTCACGGCGCCAAGCGTATTGGAACCGGCCGGAAGCGCCGCAGCGAGCGAGACTGACCCGCCGGTCTGTTGCATCGGCGAGCCGAGCGCCGTCAGGATCGCTGCCAGCGTCGTCTGCGTAGCCGCGCCCGAAGGCAATGGCAGCGATACAGCGGAGATCGGCTGCGTTGCCTGCCAGAATGTTCCGCTGACGGGAAACGTCGCACCCGAACCGGGCTGAACCGGAAGGGCATTCGTCGCAGAGACAACTGCGCCGCCAAGTACGAGCTGATTAAACCATGCCTGCGACGCGGAACCCGCGCTGCCCTGACTGACTGTGGACGCCAACCCTCCTGACGTAGGCGGCGAAAAATAGCCCTGCTGGATCGAGAGTGTCGCTGTTCCGGTCCCGGTGATGCCCGCAAGGTACCCGGCGCCATTGACTGCGAGGTTGAGCGTCTGTCCCGGATTCACCAGCGAGTTGGACAGATTAGCGCAGGGCCATATGGCGGTCACCGACGAGCCGCCGAATGCTACACAAGCCGGCGTCACCCCCTGATTTGTGACCAGCGCTGTCGGTACGCTCGAGATCGCAGTGCGACTGGATGTCGTCCCGGGCGTCAGAGTGGTGGTCGCGGTTGCGGTGAACTGGTAGCCGGAGGGCAGCGGCGCGGTCTGCGCCATAGCGGCGCCGGTCCACAATATAGCTACTGAGACTATCGAATGGCTTACATGTCGCTGCACTGTATGCTCTCGTCCATTATGCTCTGGAGGCCCCTTCAACCAGCTCGGGCAAAAATCGGTTGCTCTTTTCCCGATTTTCCGCCGCCGTGACGATGCGGAGATTTCCTTCCCAATGCAGCCCGCAGACATTTTTGCCTGCCAACGGCACGATGTGATCCACGTCGTGCGCGATGCCAGTCTCTTTCGTCAGTCGCGCGGCTTCTCGATAGATCGCCCGCATGATCTTGTGATCGGCCCATTCGGGGAAAGCCTGTTTCTCGCGAGCCCGCCGAATAGATCTGGCAAATCGGTTTTGCTCAGGCTGTTCGATCAAGCGCCGCTTCCGCAACGCCTGCATTTTGTCTGGATTATTCTGGCGATAAGCGCGCTCACTCGCCGCTACCGCTTCGGCATTTTCCTGGCGATATGCTTTCCGATATTGACGGCGCGCCTCGACATTAGCGGTTCGCCAGTCACGTCGCATTTTAAGAAAGCGATCTTCGTTCCTAGCGCGCCACGCCATTGTGGCGGCCTTATGAGCATCAGGATTGTTTTGGCGATATTTGGCTGAACGCAATCGTTCGCGGTCGTAGTTCTTTTCGTAGTAGCGCTTGTTATATTCGCGCTGCCGTTTCTTACGTTCTTCATGCGTCATCTTGTTATTGTACTTGAACGCTCGCGAGATTGATACTTTGGATGCTTTCACCAGTCGAATAAAATATCGTGCATGGCGGCGACGTGCGGCTCTGTCGCACCTGCGCGATGGCCGGCTTGACTTGGAGATAATAGCCCTGGTTCGCTACGGCAGTTGCGGCGTTGGTATTGCCTGCTGCGCTGTTGATCTGGGCGATCTGGGCATTCGACAGCGTGACACCTGGTACGATCATGCCGAAGTTCAGCGCTTGCGATATCGGATCGAGCAATACCGCCTCGACCATCGCATAGCCTGGCGGCGCATACGGCAGCGATTTCGCCGTCGTCGTCAGCAGCATGAGCGCGAGTTGGCACTGGTTGTTGAACCAGATCTGGTTGAAATAGTCGTCGGCCCACGTGAACGGCCCCGAGACGAGACCACGTTGCCACTGGATGAAGGCTTGGTTCGCTGTCGTGTAATCGCCGTAAAAATTGATCCCGTAACCGAACGAACCCTGCACTTGAGGATTGCCCGCGAGAATGACCGCGACGTTCCCATCCGTGATATCGGGCAGCAGCCCGGATTGCCCTTTGCCGGCGAAAGTCACATCGCCGTTCGTTTCGGTGTAATCGACCGAGGCGACCATACCGGCGAAGAAAGCGGCTTTTTCGCCGGGCAGCGTCGTGATGTCCGGGTTCTGGTAGATCATCACCGTCCCGGACAATTGCCCGGCATTGATATACGCGGCCGGCGGAGAGGGACCGCCCTGCTCGGTATCAAGCACGTTCGTATCCCACATGATGTAGCCGTAGCGGTTCAGCGTGCCGCCATTCTGACCGCTTGCCCAGGCGGCGAAGCCTTCCTTGTCGCTGTCGCTCGGCTCCCAATCGGTCTGGAAGGTGACCCAATTCTGCGTGATCGCGGTAATCGCGTTCATCGATGATGCCGGGGTATAGGCCGCCGTTCCTTGCGACAGCACGGCTCCGGTTGCTTGGGTCAACTTGAGCGAGGATGCAAACGCATCGGTTGCGGCAAAGGTGATCGTCGAGTTTGCGCCGGTCGTGCCGGAATGGATGATGAAGGCCCCGAAGACGCTGTCATAGGCAACGGCAGGCCACGCCGAAGTCATTGATTCGCTCTCTACCTGCATGCTGTTGGTGAGCGTGTAAGTGCCGGCGGCGCCGGAAGTGTCCGACGCCATGCCACTGATAAAGCTGTCGGCCGTGACCCCTGCGCCGGAGACGAGCTGGCCAACCGCCAATGTGCCTGTCGGGGTGCCCGTCACGGTCATCTGGGTGCTGGTCATGGTAATAGACGTGCCCGATGCCGTACTGGGCTGGCTGGTCACATAGACACCAGCGCCCCCTGTGGTTCCCGACGTTTGACTGACGATATAGGTGCCGCTCGTGATCCCCGTGCCTGAAATCGTGGCAGTCGCTGCCGAACCTGGCGTGATGACGCCGGCGACGCTCGTGACCGTCAGATTTGTGCCCGAGGCGGTTCCGGTGAATGTCGCGCCGATCGATGCGGTAAAGCTCGCGGCCGCCTCGCCCTCAATGCCGAGGGTGTCCTGAATGATCTGCGCCGCGCTCGAAAAGCTGGTCGCGGTGGACAGATCGACATCGCCCGATTTCAGCACCGCATCGATGGTGACGCTGAGCGTGCCGTTCAGGGCCTGTAACTGCGTGAGGCTGAGACCCGAGACATTGCCGCCCCGCAGATACGCACCGACCGCAGTGGTCGCGTGCCGCCAGAAATTGAGCAGGCCCGGCTTTACGTTCGAGTTGTTGAACCCGTTGAAATAGACGCTCGCAAGTCCGGCTTGCGTAGTATTCTGGCCGAAGAACGCGGCGACGTCGGTCGGGCTGGCGAACTGATAGACGCTGCCGATCGGCACACGCCAATTCTGCGTCAGCATCGTCTCGATCAGGTTGAGCGCGTTCCCGCCCGCTGGCAGGACGTTCGACGTGACCGTAACGAGCTGTCCCGCGGAGATCGCGGGGGTGATAAATTCAGCCATGTGTTATGATCCTCAGAAGAGAGGAAGGGCGAACTCTCTCAGGCTTTTGGAGTCAAAATTAGGGCGCTGCGGAGAGAGCGACGTAGCGGATCACTACGGCCGCGGCACCAACCCGCCCGGATTTGTCGGCGGATCGATAGGCGGTGCGGCGCGTTCGTCGCCCTCGACGTATCGGGGATAGGCTTCGATCGTTTGTAGCTCGACTTGATCGAAGAACTGCGCCGGCGTGCCGATGATCGGGTTGATCTGCATCACCGCATCCATCGACCAGCGGTATTCATATTTCTGCTGATCATTGACGAAGGGAACTTCGCGAGCTTCATCGCAGTAGAGCGGCACGAGCTGCCAATCTGACGGCTCGCCGATCGCGAACGTACCGTAATCCGAGCGAAACAGCCCCTCGATGATTTTGGTGTTGTTGCCGCTGTTGGGGCCGTGGATGTCAAGCTGCACCGTCCATTCGGTCGGCACCAGATCGGAACGAACGCCCACGTAAAGGGCTTGGCTCGGCAGGTTCTGCGATACCGAAACTCGGTAAGTTCCGACGCTCCCTTCTGGCCCGGTCAACTGTTCGATGATCGTCGTGTTCGCGGCGATGACCTGCGGCCAGTTGCCGTCGATGATCAGCATTCCCGCGCCGAGCGGGCTTTGAGCTTGAGCAATCTCCGTGACGATGAGGGTCGTGTCCGAGATCGATCCCGTCAGCACATTGTCCTGATACGTCGTGTCGTTGGTGGCAAGCCGCTTCTGTCGGAGCGGCGTCATCACGATGAAGTCGGGACCACTCGGCTCCGGCACCTGGTTGTTGCCGGCCTGCCCGCGGATGACCCGCATTGGCTGCGTGGGATCCAACGGAGTGGAGATGCCGAGTAGAAACGATCCTAAAGCGGTAAATGCCTGACTTTCAGAGAACGACAGCGTCGGGATCGCCATGATCAGCGTAGCCCAAAGCCCCGCTCTGCCGATACCGCTGACATAAGCTGTTTTATTAGGCTCTGAAGCTCATCGGCGCTTGGTGCCGATAGCCTCATGGCAGTCTCGCCTATTGTAACGGTGTAGGAGAACTCGCGACCTTGGATGTTCTGCACGGCCAGCAACGCTCGGCCCATGACGCGAGCGATCGTTTGATTCGGCGAACCCGGGCTGGCATCCATGCCGAGCCTGTCATATTCCTCGGCAGCCGCGCGCTCAAAAACGGCAAACGCCTCGTCCTTCGTCATCTATCCCTCACTTGCCGTTCTGCGCGATAACCACGCACTTGCACCACCCGTTACCGCCCGTCAGCCCTTCCCCCCAGGTTTCGAGCACCTGAGCGACCATCCATACCGATCCATCAGGAAAAGTGACGAGGGAGCCGTTCGATTGCGACGCTCGGATCAGCCCGGTCACATTGCCGTAGAAGTAGATCGCGCGCAGCGTGCCTTGCAGGTTGAGGCCGTCGATCTGCCGCAAATCCTTGCCGCTAAGGGCTTGGATTTGCGCCTGTACGCTGGTTGTAGTATAGACTGGCGTGACTGTGAAATCTGCCGCGATTGTCGACGTGCTACCGGTTTGCAGCGCGACTGTTTGTGTCGGGTTGACAGCGGCAACCACATTGGCAACGACTGCGTGGAGGTTCATTTCTTACCGACGAAACCGAATGTCTTCGGGTCGGGCCAGCGCCAAATCGGCTGGCCTTCTGCGTTCACCAGGCCGGTGTTAACCGGTTCGCCGCTCGCTTCAAAAACTACATCGGCACCATAAATCTGCGGTTCTGCATTGAACGCATTGGCCGACGCTTCGCCAGTGGCTTTGAAAGACGCATTTTTACCGGACGTCGTAATCGATGCTGTTCAGCAAATGGCCGGTGTCGACCAGAGGCTTTGCGCTTCCCTTGCGCGCGATCGTTGCCGGCTTCAGCGGCGGCTCATTGGTGTCGATGATGCTCTGCCGTAGTTGGCCTGCCACCGCGTCGCCGGCTTGGGCCAGCGTCAAGGCTGCGTCGTAGTTATTGACTACGAGCAGATTGGCAATGGCGTCGGGCCACTCATTGGATTTCGCCGCGATCATGTGCCGAAAATAGGGGCGCGGCGGAATACCTTTGGATGGCGCTCCGAATTCTTGGATGGCAGCAATCATCGCCACGAACGTACCATCGGGATAAGTGGCATTTTCCAAAAACCCGACCTTGACCGTCGCCGCCTTGTTGGCATTGCGCCCAATCTCGGCGAGACGCGCTTGCAGCTTTTCGCCGCCCTGGATGTAATGGGTTGCCATTCTTATCTCACCGTGAACACACGCGGGCCGATGGGCCACGGCGCAGAACCAAGGGTCGGAAATGCCGGTTGCATCGGGGCACCGGGCACATATCGGAACGTCCGGAAGCGTGCCGTCGCCGCCCAGAACGCGGCGCCGGGCTGCGTCTGCTGATACCAGGCTGCGCCTTGCGGTTGGTTCGGCATATCGAACGCTACGGTGACGGAGCCCTCGCTAGCATTGCTGACGCGTCCGACTTGGCTCGGGGGCGCCGACGTTCCGGCTGTATTGGGCTGCCCATTGAGCTGCGGCGCATTGAGATAGGCCAGATGCGCCGTCAGCATGTTCAGCAAAGCGCTGAGCGTATTGACATCACAGACAATGCCAAGAACGTTCGCGCAATAGAGCGATGCCTCATTGAAAAGAAGCTGGGCGAAATCCGAGTCCACTGCCGCGAGGCCCGGATAGCGCGCTACCCATGCGATATAGTTGAACGTGACGGCTGGCGTTTGGGTCAATGTAGCCTCGGATTTTTGCGCGACATCACGAGAACCCGGCGACGATTGGGATTGACACACATCGGCAATTGATTTCACTTCCGGGCCAGATTCTTTTCCCTATCGCCGGATCAAGCCACCCTTCGTCAATATTGTAGGTCACACCCTCTCGGCTTGCCTTAACATGCGAGGGTCTGGGTTCTTTGCCGCCCCCTGAATGGCGCCACTTGGCGGTTTTTATCCCGAGTTCGACATAGCGAACTCGCGTCAGTGCCGCCGTCGCCTTGTTATTTTGGTCTAGGCTTATCCTCGCCGCGCGTCGCTTCGTTACCCCGAATTGTTCTTGCAGCTCCTTGGCGAGGCTTTCGAGATCGCGTCCCGCGGTGACCGAGCGCATCACTAATCCCTCGACCTGCGTCAAATGCTGCGAAGCGATGCTTTTGATCAGTGAGACGTTTTCCCCGACCGTCGCCTGTAGCACATCATTCATGGCCCGGGTAAGCTTGAACTGCACCGTGAACCCGCTACGCTTCAGGATCGAGCGCAGGGCAGCATCGTTCCGCTCGGTAACGGCGGTGGCGAAATACTTGGCCAGGTCGAGAGACGCGTCGTCGAAGCGCTTCTGCCACTGTCGCGTGAGTTGGCGCATTCTCTCGCGCAATGCCATGGCCGGGCTGCGCTGGATCGGTGTTCCGCCGCTGGCATCGGGGGGAGCATCGTGCGCCAATAGCTCGGGTTCATTTGCCCGATAAGCCGCCGTGAGCCAGTACGTCAATGACGCGTGCATGGCTTTTACCAGCGCGTCGATCTTCTTCCGATAGGCGATTTCGATGCCCGCGTTGGGCCGTACAGGCTTCAACGTCTTCGGCGCATTCCGAGGCATCTTGTAGAGACGCTAGCCTACGCCTGGATCGCCACGCTGTTGATGACGCCGGTATTGGCCCCTGAAGCGGAGGTCACCAGCATGGTGATCTCGACCGCGACATGCTGACCCGGCGCGAGACCGGTCCCGGTGACAGTAAATGTCAGCGTCTCGCCAGTCTTGTCGAACTGTTGCGCCGCCGATACAGTCAGCGCCGCTTCGACGCCGTTCGTCTCGGTGTACGCCGCCACGGTTATCGTCGTTGACGCCCCGGTCAATGTACCCGACCCCGTCACGATTGCATTGACGACGACGGGAATCGCGGCGCCGGCGACATAGGTGCTCGGCAGATTGAATTCGAAGAACGCCTTATCGGTCTTGGCGCTCGACGATGTGGCCTCGCCCACGAGCTGAAGGCTGGTTCCGGCGGTGCGGGAAATCCCCACGGCACCCGCCGGCGTGCCGGCCGCTGCCGTCAGCGGTATTCCGCTATCTGCCTTCGCGTCGGTGAGAGACAGGTACCGTGTCTGCGGCCCTTGGATCGCGGCCAGAGTCGTTGCGTTGAGAACGAAATCACCGCGTTGGGTATCGAGAAGATTGTAATACGTGCTCATGTCTCACTCCGCTGCGATTTCGTAAATGATGCCTTGTTTGAGCAGAGGTGAATCGGCGTTCGCAACGCACCATGATTCCCAAAATGTACGTGGCACCAGCGGTGTTATCGCTACCGCGCCGCCTCGTTCGTCCCAGAACAGCGAAGCGTCGGCAGCGGCGCCAGTTCCGCGAAGCAAGATGCTGGCATCTTCCTGAAACCGATTGAGTCCCGTGTCGGCATCATTGACCGATACGAAACTGCGAAGCCGGACACCGTTCACCAAGCGGCAACCGATGGAAACGGCATCCCCCTTTTCGGCGGACGCCGGCTTAGGCGGCGCGGGCGCCCGGCGCGTGTTCGCCACGGGTAATTCCTGCAAAGTCGCGCGGATTGCGCGCTGTTGGGTTGTCGGGATCAAGCGGCTCCAGTCCCGATTTCACATCCTTCATGTCGCGTGCCTGACCGCTGGCCCGGTCGTAGCTCGATGAGGCAAAGACGATCTGGTTGCGAACCAGGTCACTGTGTTTATTTTGATCCAGCCAGCGCTCCCAGAAATCGCGCGGGATTCCCGGTGTGAGGGCATAACCACCGACAATCCCATCGGGAAGTTCGCCGGCTTGCCGATAGGCACCGAGGTTCACGATTGGCCCGCGGACGACATATTGCGTTCCGGTCGGAAGAAAGACTTTCTCTTCCTTGACCCCACCGCCCAGCACGGGACGAGATTCTACCGTTTCGTCAAACACCCGCAGGATCAAGCCATTCGCGAGCTTGCAGGCTACGGTCACGGTATCCGTTCCGCTTGCCGGCGCCGATGGCGGCGTCGGCGTCGCTGGGAACGCCGGTGCCCCGCGTTCATCGGTCGGATGCGGGATGCCTCGATTTGCACCCTGCTGAGGGGCGCGCTGATGCGGATGATCGACCATCACACGCCGACCATGCTGGCAATCGCCAACGGCATGCGGATGACCGTTCCCCAGGCGCCGGAAGTCCGCTTCTGCTCGTAGTAGCTGGACTGTGCGACGAGGCGGTGCGTCCGCATCTTGTCGCTATAAAACGAGGTCGCGCTACGCTGCGTCGCGATTTCCGGCACCACGATCTGGATAAGGTTCCCCGCGGCGATCCCAATCGGATTCTGCGCACTGGTCGCAGAATACTCCTGCACTCCCTCGACCAGCTCGAGATTGGGATAATTCTCCTTGAGCAGGTTCCGCACCGTGACCCCGAAGGAATTCGTCGCGGTGAGCGCGTTGCTGACCGATGCCGGAAGAGCAAAGCGCATGCGCGATGAGGTCGTGACCTGGCCATCGGCCTGGCTGATCACCTGGCCGACAACCGACTGAATGTCCGTGAAAATCTCGTTTGCCGTGGCCTTGACGACGCCGCCGACCGTCCACGCAGTGCCACCATAGGCTTTCACCGCCGGCGTCAGGGAGGCGCTGAGATTGGGATCGTTCACCGATCCGTAATTTTGCAATCCATTGACGCCAAAGGCGTAGACGCCGTTGCCGAACTTGGCGAGCCGGAAGGCGGCCGAATTCTGCTTTTCAGCGATGATATTGACATTGGCGCGAGCGGCACGAGCAGCTTCCAGATCACCATAGGTAATCATGATCTGCCACAGATAATTCTCGCGCTGCGGCCAGTTGAGGTTGACCCCGGCGACACCGGTCTTCTGGTAGTCGTCGTAAGATGTCGGCTCGCCAATGTACTCGGACGTCGGAAACATCGCCGAGATATCTTCCCAGGAACCCCGCTGTTCTTCGCCTTCGAAGATTTCAGCAACCTTCATGGGCGCGAACAGAATATTGTAGGTCCTGGGATCGACGATGTTGGTGAACAGCATCGGGACGCCGGCGTTCGGCTCGGTGATGAGCGCGGGGAGCGCGTCCATCGCCATATTGAAAGGCGTGCCGAGGCGAGGATCGCTTGATGCGTAAAGAAGAGGCTCGGTGCCAGGCTCGAAGCGGATGCCCCGCGCGTGCAGCATCGGCAGGTCCGCCCGCATGGCAGCGAGCGACTGCTGGACGTTCATGGTTCTTTCCTTCCTGCTGAGGCTATTACGGGAGCCGCGAAATCTTGACGATCTCGCCGGGATTGCCCGAAGACTGGGCGTACCACGCGGTCTCGACGTTGATCGCGGCGACCGAGATCGTGGTGGAACCCGCGGTCTGCGACGGGTTGACCGCAAAGGTCGAGCCAGTGCCGCCGGTACCGGTGAGAAGCTGGGTCAGCACCGAACCCGAAGTAACGCCCGAGCCGGAGATGACATCGTTGACCGCAAAGATGCCACCGGTGACCGTGCCGAGGGTCAGCGTACCGTAGGTGCCGCTGATGGCGGTCGAGGCTGCGCTCTGCTCGCCGATCGACACCGCATAAGTCCCGACCCCGCCGGCCGCTCCAGAAAGCTGACTGGCGATCAGCGTGCCCGAGGCGACATTAGTGCCGGAAATCGCGGCGCCCCGGACGACAGGCCCCGATCCGACAGCCGTAACGGTAAGCACATTGCCGCTGATCGAGCCGGTGACGGAAAAGGTCGATGGCGCAATGCTTGAGCTGGCCCCCGAGGCGCCGGTCGTCGGCGAACCCGTCGCCGCAAAGGACGAACTGCCATCGGCGAAGGCCGCGTAGACCTTTTGACCGATCAGAGCCTGGGTCGAACCGCCATTGATGATCCAGGTATCGCCTGCGGTTAGAATGCCAACAGGCAGTCCTGAAGGAAGCAAAAGGCTTGCCTCCTTCAGAAATACCGTGACGAGCCCCTGAAGGTGGTTCGGCACCAGCCCGATCGGCAGACCGCTGCCGAAATTGTTGACGACGTTCGGCTGGTTGTCCGGGTTCAAATAGTTCTGTGACAACCATGCCCAGCGTCCGACGAGGATGCCGCCATCGGCCGCGCCGTCATCACCGGCGACAAGTCCACCAGGGCCGGCCGGGTAGTAATATTGCGGATTGAGGCTCGCCGGCGCGCCAACCAGACCCGGCGAGGGGAGCTGGTTGACGATGCTCTGGAAGCCCTGGCTGCTCTGCGCCATGACTTATCTCTCCTTTTCGAAAAGCTGTGGCGAGCGTTAAGCGGCACCGAGGATGCGCTGCTCAAACGGCAGCACACCTTCGGGAAGCGCAACATCGGCGGCGAGGGGGGGTATGGCCGTCTTGGGGATTGCCGCACAGGCGTCCCACACCGCTTCGAGACCGGCATCAGGCACGTTCTTGGCGGCAATGCCCTTCATTTCGAGGGCCTTCCGGAAGACGGCCGGGGCGGAGTCGCAGGCAACCCGGATCTCGCCGACCGATGGACGCACCTTTGCGAGCGCCGCGGCGATGCCGGTGTGCTTTGCATCATTGGCGCGCAGAGCAACGCGAATGGCCTCGTCCATCGCCTCTTTGGTGACGGCATTTTCGGGCATTCCGTTCTTGGCCTTTTTTTCGATCTCTTCGTCATGTGCCCGCAACTCTTCGCCGATCAGCTCGTCGAGCTTGGCACAGTCCTCGGGCGACATTTTTTCCTTGCAGAAGGCGCGGACCTTGGCGACGATCGGATGCTCTTCCTTGTCCTCACCGTTGGCATCGTTGTCATCGTCTTCGTCTTCCGGCTCGGCGACCATCGGCATCGCGGCGTTTGGCTCGATCTCGTCCTCGCCTTCGGCCTTCTGAGCCTCTTCGATGACGCGTTCGGCTGCCTGAATGACATCGACGACATCATCGATGTCGGCATCCTTTGCGAGCTTTCCGGTGATGGCGGTCTTGAGTGCCGTCACGATGCCGGTCGTCTGCATCACCCGATTGGTGATCGGCGCTCCGGTTAGGATGCCCCCGATGTCTGGCAGTTTCTGGTCCGCGGCCATTCGCGGCGCCAGGTAAACAGCAAGCGCACCGCGCAGCTCACGGCCCGCGGGCGACAACTTTTGTGCCTGTTTCGGCATGTCGTCACGTCTCCTGTGGTTGTCGCCCGTTGACCGCCGGGCTGCGGTTTTCTTTGCGAGCTTAGCGCGCCATCGCGGGCAGATCGGCCCAGCGGAAATCCTTGCGCATAACGCTCTTTTTCAAAGCGGCGTCGCCGACCATGACATCGCTTCCGACGCGCCCTTCGGCACAGAGCATCACATGATTCCCAAAAATTTGGGTCATTCGACCATCGAATTGTTCGCCCTCGGGCGTCACGCCGGGCGTCATGTCTGCGACGTATCGATAAGAAGCCGACAATTGCCGACGCTCGTTTCTATCGATGTCGTTGATCGCTTCCTGCGGCCAAAATATCAATGAGTTCTTTAGGTAAGGAGCTTCAAATTTAGCTTCCGTCCCCGTTGCGCCGACAACAAGCTCGCGCGGATGATCCTCAGCCGTTGATGGCTGATGCTCATCAAGAATGGGGACGCCGTTGAAGGTGTCGACCGCTTTGGCAAGCTCTTTTGGATCGCGGTAAAGCCGGTAAATCTTGTTTGGTTCCAGACCAAGCCTGTCCCAATCGGGTATTTCATGTCCCCAGTAAGGACTTACATTGGACTTGCTGATATTGGCGACCGACACCCGAAGGCGACCGTCATGATCGATCGTCCGCGTCGACTTGCGATCGAAAGCCACTCCCGAAAGTTGTCGGCGATCCTCGAACAGATGAATACGCCCTGGCATCCGATCGGCCGCCATCGCAACAAGCGCCTCATCGCGACCCGGTATCTTGCCGTGCTCGCGTCCTATGAACACGGCAAGCGCCTTCGGGTCATGAACGCCTTTCTTGTGTGCCAGACTGTGTTCGAGCTTTTCGAAGCTCTCGTCGTCCTTCGCGGTGAAACAATCCTCGGCGTCGCTGAATTCCCGTTCACGAATGGCGTCGGCCCGACGCGCGATATCCTTGCGACCCTGCATCCGGGCACGCCGCGCTGCCGCCAACAGCAAGTTGCGGGTGTATTTCCATTCCCCGTCGCGCTTTTCCTTGACCGGATAGGTGCGGTCAGGACCAAGAAAGGCGGATTGCGGCATTTCCTCGCGGCGCTCAGAACCTTCGCGGCCGATATCCTCCCGCGTCGTCGCTGAAAGCTTGCCTTCTGAGTTTGCATCTGCGGCAAGACGTTCTTTCATCTTGCGGCAGAGATCATCGATCGCCGAGTGACGAGGCTCGGGCAATTCTCCGGGCATCGCCCAAACATGCGCCGTGTGCTCTTCGCTCAGCGTCGGCTCGAATTCCTCAGGGACGCGGGCGAGATAGGTGACGTGATCCCATTGTTTCGGCGTCTTTTGCTTCAGCAGCTCATCAAGGCGCGACGGAACGTGATCGCCGACTTCCTCTTTCGCCTCGCGCCGGGCGGCATCCTCCGCTTCTTCGCCTGTCTCGGCCTTCCCGCCGGGCAAGCCCCATTCGCCGGCCCGGTAGTCGTCGGTCGGTGACCGCTTAAGCAACAGCACTTTGCCGCTCGGAGCGACGAACAGGATCGATGCCGCCTTTTTCGTTTCCGGCGCCGCATCGAAACCCAGCAACTTCCGGAGCCCGCGACCGAGCCTCAGCATGAAGGCTTCATCGTCTGCGTGTTCGGGCTCTTTTCGTTCTTCTGCGATCCATTCGCCGAAGAGGCGCTGCAACTCATCCCATTCAGAACCCGACATATCTTCTGCATCAACGCCGGTGATGGTTTTGGCGTTGCGGCTCGCGTTGAAGACTTCTTTGCCCTTTTTGCGGCCATACTCGGCCTGCATGGCGCGGAGGACTGTCTCTCCCTTAGATGTCAACGGCATCACTACCACCGCTCACAGGCGAATTCATGACCGCTGGTGGCGGCATTCACGGATACCGGATTGGTCAGCGGTGATTGCTGAGTCCAGGTATAGGACTGCCCCGGCACCAACTCGATCGTCGTGCCGTTCTCAGTCGTCGTTGCGCTCGTTACCATATTGAGAGCGAGGTCTTCCGCCGTCTCGATACCTTGGTTCGCGGCCGAGGTCGGATTGACGATAATGTAGCCATTGACTGGGCCGGTGATCGCGGAGACCGCTGTCCCACCGGTTGATACCGTTGTTGTGTCGCAGGCGCGCGGCGTGACCGGCACCGGCGATGTCTGCGCCATCGCCGGCGCGGTCATGGCAGCGAAGAGGCCGAGCAAAATCGCGGCGAGAACCTTCATTTCGCATCTCCGCGATTGCGTTGTTGATAGTGTAGACGGCGAATTACAATGACTGTCGATGCCGCCGCGCGGCCGCGACAATCTCTACCATCTTGAACTGCCCAATATTGAACATCGCAGCGAGCGCTTTTCTGCGCCCGGTGCCGCGCACGATCCAGGCGGGAAACTCGCCTAGCCGTAACGCGACCCCGTCATGCCGCACAAACCGCACCATCTCGCTGCAGCCGATCCACACGACGGCGTGATCATCGCCAAGATCAAGCCACTTGCCATGCATCCAGACGTGCTCGCCATCCTCGGCAACACGAACACGAAGCCCTGGCGCGGTCTTTTCCTCTCCGGGCGCGATCCCAAAAAACTGAGCCATATTGCTCAGCCCAGATAGAATTCCTCTGCGTCGGGATCGTCGCTGGGCGCGATCGTCAGCCCCTCGGCGGTCGCGTAGCCGAACTTGTCTTCTTCTTCCGTACGGCGGCTGTCGGTGGCAGCATCCGTCGCCGTTGAACCGGTCTTGGCTTTCTCGTGCGGCATCAGTTCGACCTCCAACAGGCGTTCTCAGTCTTATCGCGCCACTTCCTTGGCTGGCGATTGCGGAGCCACAGTGAGGCAGCTTGCGTATCCGGCGATCGTCAGCCCCTCGGCGACATTAGTGCCGGAAATCGCGGCGCCCCGGACGACAGTCCCCGATCCGACAGCCGTAACGGTAAGCACATTGCCGCTGATCATTTCCTCGCGGCGCTCAGAATCCTCTGCGTCGGGATCGTCGCTGGGCGCGATCGTCAGCCCCTCGGCG